AATAACGGGTGCAGGCACTCTCAACTACACTTCGATAATGCAAGATATAACTGTAGGAACAATAAGTCCTGGAACTACCCTAGGAAAGGGTACTGTGGGTATGTTAGGAAATACAGCGCCTACTTCTGGATATATCGGAGAAAGAATCACCGCCTCTACAACTCAGGGCGCTCCAGTTTCCCTTTCTAATACCACTCCAGCAACTATTGCTTCCATATCTTTAACAGCGGGAATTTGGGACATATCGATTATAGCAGGATTTCAGGGAACAGTAACCGGAACACTTTTTGAAGCAGGAATAAGCGCAAATTCAGCATCCTTCGTAGGAACAGTAGGAGGAGATAGCCAAGTGGCTACTCCCACTGTATCTACAGCAGGTTCTCCGGTCTATTTAACTATTCCGGCCTTCCGGGTAAATATCGCCTCTGGTTCTACCCCTACATATTATTTAGTCGTCACGCAAGCTTTCACGATTGGTACACTAACAGGTTTTGGACGGATATCTGCTGTCAGGGCAGCCTAGATATTATAATCTTATTTATAGTGATAGACAATTGTTGACATTTTATGCAGATCCACTTCATTTCCATGAAACCGACAGTTTCGCTTTGGCGTTTATATTCGCTTGACACTAAATCCTTCAATTCATGTTCACAAGCATCTATGGATGAATTTTCTTGATTTTTTTCTGAAATCATGAAGCTTACTTTATTTTATATATTACAGCAAAAGAGATAGATAAAACCCAAAGAACAATTGTGATAATTGTCAACGATAAAAATGATTTATCGCGAAATTGTTCTTTTAGGACAATCCAACCTATTATAAACGTTCTTTTTAATTCCTTTAAACAGTTGCGTGCCATTCCTAGCCCCTCCTGTCCTGTCCAATCCAAACCGTTTCCATCCAATACAACATAATACCTATGTTGAGGTTTGAGGGAAGGGTGCAAGCTCTTCCCTTTTTTATTTCTTCTTTTATTTCTTCTTAGGAGCCTTTCCTTTGGCCTTGGGCGGCTTTATTTTAGTCTTACCCCTATGATCTACACATCCGCTCTTATCGATGGTATATGTGCCAGTAGAAGGGTTATATGTAACGCATGCCTCAACTCCTGTAGTCATGAAGATGCAAGCCAATAAGGTCATCATTAGTTGTTTCATACTACTTAGCCTCCTTGATACAATTATCTAACCTATCTACAATTTCTTTCAAAACAGGATCATTGTTTGTTTTTTTCAACTCTTCTCTAACAAACTCTTTTAAAGTGAGCAGTTTAATAAAGAATTGTTTCATCAAATCCGATGCTTGATATGTTTCTTGTTCTATTTTTCCCTTTGCTTGATATGTTTCTTGTTCCATTTTTCCCTTACTTTTATGTTTTCATTCCGTAGATCTTTCGATGCGTGTCATTGTACTAAAATAGAGGAATTATGGACAACAGAAAAAGGCACGCTAACCGTGCCCTGAAGGACAGAGTTTGCACGTGTCCATTGGATCAATTCTTCAAATATTCTTGCACCCAAACGCACCAGGTCAGAGCGTTACCCGAATTATTTTGAATAATAATGGTATCTGTCGAGTTATTATATCGGACATAGATGTAAGGGTCGTTTAAGAAATAAGAAAGTCCGGTAGTGTCAATTGCGCCCCCAAATCCTTGAACTGGATAAAGGTAGCCATTGATATTGTTCGGCTGCGTCGAAGAAGACAAAACAATATTTGTGGTTCCGTTTGGGATCATTCCGCCATTTAGCATCACCAAATCAGCGGTAATCCGATAGGCATTACGGTTCTGTTGAGGATTCCCAATCTGATACCATTGCTCAAAATTAGCGTTTTCTTGAAGAAGAAACAAGCCGCTTTCTTTCGTGTTGACTGCTTGCGCCACACGACGGAGATAAAGCAATAGAATATTCTCGAAATCTTTATCCTTGGGATTCACATCCAGAGAGATCGGAAGCTGATTGGTATTTAGAGAAGGGTCGCTTGAGAACGTCATTCTATATATCTCTTATATATGCGATATATGTAGGACATATATCAGTTGGTTAATCTTCCACCTGGTCTAAACCAGAGATTCATCGCATTCAATTCCATTGGATTTTGATGCGTCGCGAGTTGATTCATCAAATTGTCATCGTAAGTCAGACCTACTCGGAGATATTGGCCGAATTGAGTGCTATAGAACCGGTACCAAGCGTATTGCGAGCCAGGAATATAGGTTTGACCATTGACTGGGCTGGTATTCCATATACCGCCCTTAATATACGCGCTGAACCCAGTGGAATCCGTATCGTCCAGCGTAAAGTTGTTGGCATCCACAACACTTACTGAATAAATAGCCGAATTAAGCATATCCATTCCCTGAACTCCGCCGATGTAAATCAGGGTTCCAGGAATTAAACTGTGGTTAGGGCTAGTAATTTGACAAGGATTTGCTTGTGTTGCATTCGTGATGAATCGGGAATTTTGAGAAGAGTTATTTAGAGCCGAATTCACTAATAAATCGTTAGTTGCTAGGAGATTTGCTTGTTCTCCAAGGTAAGAGTTTACAAAAAGTTGGATAGTCGTTGCCGTAATTGCCGGAGATTGAATATTGGCATCCATTTGGAAGTCGATATACGAGAGTTTGAATTGTCTTCCTTCTTTCTGGAATGGATTGAAGTCTTTGCCCTGGATATTCATCTTAGGAAAGAGAGTCACGCGGCCCCCGCCGACATAGACAGCCGAGGAAGTGATATTGACGGCAGTATAGTTCTGAGCGGCAAAATCCCAAGTGGCGAGTGTGACAGTGTTGGCGTCTACCACTGTCACATTATAAATCACGTTATTAAGTCCTGGGTCGGTTCCTTGCCAGATGGTATTTTGGATATAGATAATCTCTCCGTTGGCCAGATTGTGATTCGGAATAGTTACCTTATTGGGATTTACTCCGAAATTCACCGCAGTAATTGCCATGGTGTTTGCATAGAGAGTTGTCACGGGTTGAGGAGTTTCGGCGTTTGGGTTCTGATATATGTTGATGAAACCTTGCTGAGTTCCGGCGACTACATAGTCGACGTATTGCTGATCGTCTACGTTATCCCAGCTGACAGTGCTATTCCAGAAGGTTGTTAAGCTGTCCCAGGTAATTCCGAATTGAAATTGAACTGTGCCGAAACAGGTGATGGTATCTCGGAATTTGGCCCATGTATTATTTCGATAATTGAAGACGAGCACCGTGTTGGGGAAAGATTGATTGGTTGAAGCATTCGCAGCGTCTAAGTAATTCCAATAGACAAGCTCCTTCTCAAAATCCCTGATTCCATGGACAAAGTTTGGCGCGCTATTTTGGATTCCAAAGCTGAAGACCTGCTCCGGAATTTGATCGTCTAGTCGAGTGGTTCCGTTTGCTGCTGCCTGGATGATTCCTCTGTCGCTGACTGCCATGACTCCCTGGTCAAATACAATAGGGCTATAAGGGCTAACGGCGCCAAAGTCCGAAGAAATTCGTTCGAAAAGAAAAGGAAGGCCATACTCTCCAATGTAGCGTAATTGCCAAGTTGAATATTCAAAGAAGACGATTAAAGTATTTCTAAAGAACGCAGCGCTGATAATCGCTTCGTTAGTCGGAGCATCAATAAATCCGCCGCGTCCGAAGACAGCGGAGCTCCAGCCATTCGTTTGATCGGTAGGGTCGCCAACCTGGCTAAATCTGCATCTAGAGAAGAAATTTTTAGCACCTGTGTAAGTAGAGACTGTTGGGCCTTCCCATGTATTAAGGGCAAGTAAGCGGCCATAATAAGGGATTAAAATCAATGATTGCCAAAGGGTCACTGTTGCAGTCACTAAAGGCTGAAGATTTGTCCAAACCGAGTTATCGTAGTAGCGAATCGGGTCGTATGTCGCAGCAGCGATGTCGATATTATTGTTGGTGGCGAAGAAATACCTTAAATCTGGAGTCGCGCCTTGATAATTAGCAGCCCAGAAGAAGTCTGTGTTTGTTCCTGTCCATGTAGTTCCTGGAGCTAACTCAATGAATCCATTTACGTATTGATAGGCATATTTTGTATCGAAAAAGACGGCAGAATCAATACCGAATGTGGAAATGTCCCTTTTGATAATTCCCATAATGGGAAGCGCTGGAAAGTAAGTCAAACTGACCGTGGTTGCGTGCCCCGCTCCGA